CTGTACTGTGATGAGTTTGCGTTTGTTAGGCCCACTATAGCTAAAGAATTCTGGACATCTATATCACCTACATTAAGCACTGGTGGTAAAGCTATTATTACCAGCACGCCAAATTCTGACGAGGATCAGTTTGCTTTTATCTGGAAACAAGCAAATAAATGTACAGACGAATATGGAAATCCAACAGCGTTAGGAATAAACGGATTTAAAGCTTACCAAGCATCTTGGTGGGAACATCCAGATAGAGATGAAACATGGAAAAAAGAAGAAATTGGTCGTATCGGAGAAGAGCGTTTTCGTCGAGAGCATGGATGTGAATTTTTAATTTATGATGAGACTTTAATTAATTCTATATCATTATCGGAATTACAAGGACGAGATCCAATTGAACGACAAGGACAAGTTCGTTGGTATAAAAAACCAGAACGTACAAAGACTTATGTAGTAGGATTAGATCCAAGTCTTGGTACCGGCGGAGATCCTGCAGCAATACAAGTGTTCGAAATACCTTCAATGATTCAAGTTGCCGAGTGGCAACATAACACAACTCCGGTTCAAAGACAAATTGTTATTCTTAAAGAAATTTGTGAATATCTTTACGATAGTATAGGAACAATAAATGATATTTACTATTCTGTTGAAAACAACACGTTAGGTGAAGCAGCATTAGTTGTAATCAATGAAATCGGAGAAGAAAACATCAAAGGAACCTTTCTAAGCCAACCAGTCAAATCGGGGCAAATGAGATTACACCGTAAAGGGTTTACCACAACAAATAAATCAAAAATAGCAATTTGTGCTAAATTAAAAAATCTAATAGAAAATCGTAAGATGACAATTAATAGTAAAAATTTAATCAGTGAATTAAAATCTTTTGTAGCCGACGGCCCGGGATTTAAAGCTAAAATAGGTGAAACAGATGATCTGGTATCTGCAACTTTATTGGCGTTAAGGATGGTTCAAAGTCTACAAAGTTATGATGCTGAATTAGATGAAAAATTACGTGATAGTGTAGATGATTACGTTGCACCTATGCCTTTTATAATGATATGATAATTGAACCTGTAGATAATATTCCTGATTTATTCAGAGTAGAAAATGTATTACCCGACGAATTAATCGAAAGAATTAATCAATTACCGTGGTTAGATCACCCATGGGAAGAGCAAGATATGCAAGCCGATTGGAAACGTAGAAAATTACTTCCATATGTAGGTAGTCCTCTTAGCGAAGTAGATACTTACTTTAACTCTAGATTTTTAACTTATGTTGAAAGTGTTACTAAAGTTGTTTTTGAGTATAAAAAAGCATGGAGCAGTTTCTGGTTAGATTACGAAGGGTTCAGTTGTAGTATACATGAAGATGGTGCTGAACGGGAATATAATCCATTAATGGCTATGCAAATATACCTGACAGATTCTGATTATGAGTTAGGAACGGTTTTTTATAACGACGCCCAAGGGACAAAAATTCGCTATGCTTTTCCCTACAAACGTAATACCGGGTATCTAATGCTGAATCACCCAGGACATTGGCACGGAATGTTAAATGAAGTCCCAGCTGGGCATTTACGTCTTAGTAGTTATACCTACTTTGGCAAATTTAGCCATAAATAATACATTATGCGTGAATTAGACAAAATATCAGAAGCGTTATTTAATAAAATTAGGGCACGATTTGATAACGTTAGTATCGGCGATGACACCGCTACTTCAACCAATGAACCCGAAAATGCAAGATTTTTTAACTTTGATTATATTAATAAAGAAGGAAAAAATTTCGGAAATGTCACGATAAGTCTCATTGATGAAAATTCTCTTAAAATTTATTTTTCAACAAATATCACCGATGGACTTAAAGGACCAGAACAAAAAGAATGGTTTAGTTTTCTCAGAGATCTAAGAATGTTTGCTAGAAGAAATATGCTTATGTTTGACACAAGAGATATTAACAAAAGTAATTTAGACTTAAAAGACATTAGACAACAAAGTAAAGCAGATGCCACTTATTCAAAAGACGAACTTTCTATTGCTGAAAGCAAATTATACGGACATGGAAATAATAAACACGTAAGTTTCGGCGACGTGGGTACACACAAACTGATCATTAAACACAGAGACCAAATTGACCCCGAAAGACATGGAGCCAGGGCTAGACAAATTGAGCATATTTTTGTTGAAACTCCTGTCGGCGAAAGATTCTTATTAGATCATACAAATTTACATGGTGCAAGAGCAACAGCCAATCATTTACGATATGGTGGTAGATTCGGCGACGAAGGCAGCAATTTAATAAATGAAATGGTTAAGGAAATGGCCAGCATGAGGCACTTTGTGCGTTCAATGCGTAATCGTACTTTTGAAGATGTTGAAACTTCTGGTATGGTTGAAGCAGCTATTCATAGATATAATGAGGTTAAAGAACATCTAAAAAAATTACAAGGAAGAAACGGTAAAGAAATATTAGAGAATATGCTAGGACAAAATAATATTGTAGAGGATGAATTAGATATTGATGCTTTACGAGAAAGATTTGTTAAAAAAATATACGATGATAGATTCAATGAGGCTCTTCCTTATGTATATAAAGCTTATCAACGACAAAAAAATATGGAAACTAGCGAAGCAAAAGAATTCATGTCATGGGCAGAAAATATCGCCGAAGTAAACTGGGGTAATGATGCCGACGATAAGAATGAGGATGATCTACTAGACCTAATGCAACAACCATTATTAGTAGGTGTTGATGCAATTGATGCTAAATCATTGCTAGCAAGGATTGGTTTCGATGGTGCAGATGATTTATTCAATGAATTAGAACAAATATCAAATATACAAGGGCCGGATACGGATATCCGGATAGCCGTAGTACAATGGTTATCGTCGAATGGAGAAGACTCTTTAGCAAACCAAATATCTCAAATATTACAACAACAAAATACTAATACACAGCCAATACCTCAGCAACCAACTGTACCTGCTCAAGCAGTCGGCGCTACTACAATGGACGAACCGGTGGTCAATGAAGAACTATCTATCATTAAATGGTTGTCAGGTTTAGGCAAAAAATAATTAAATTTATTTTGACATCATAAATAAAAATGTTATACACTAGTAAACATGCTTGTGTATATCTTGGCACAAACTATTATGGCATTTATTAAGGAGAATATATTATGGCCACTTCATTAGCTGAAATTCGCGCTAAACTACAAGCGCAAGAAAACCGTTCGCAAGGCGGGCAATCACAAGGCGACAACGCCATCTATGCACACTGGAACATTCCAGAAGGATCTAGTGCAAAAATTCGTTTCTTACCCGACTCTAATCCAAAGAATGATTTTTTCTGGATAGCTAGAGAAATGATTAAATTACCATTTGCTGGTATCAAAGGACAAGCTGACAGTAAACCTGTTATTGTACAAGTTCCTTGTGTGGAAATGTGGGAACCAAATTCTTGCCCTATATTAGCTGAAGTAAGAACTTGGTTTAAAGATCCTGGTCTAGAGGAAATGGGTCGTAAGTATTGGAAGAAAAAATCGTACTTATTTCAAGGTTTCGTAAGAGAAAACCCATTGGCAGACGACAAACCACCTGAGAATCCTATTCGTAGATTTGTTATTAGTCCACAAATTTTTAATTTGATTAAGGCTGCACTAATGGATCCAGAATTAGAAAGTATGCCAACAGATTACACTGCGGGATTAGATTTCACTGTTACTAAAACTAGTAAAGGTGGTTATGCAGATTATTCCACATCTAAGTGGAGTCGTAAGGAAACCGCACTAACAGCACAAGAACAAGCGGCAATTGATAGTTTTGGTCTTTATAATCTTAGTGACTTCTTACCAAAGAGACCTGGTGAAGTAGAGCTAAAAGTTATCAAGGAGATGTTTGAAGCATCAGTTGATGGTCAAGCATATGATCCAGATCGTTGGAGCCAATACTACAAACCTAGTGGATTCCAAGGTAAAAGTAGTAACGATGCAGAGACATCGGCAGCACCTGCTACGGTAGTCATGGCAGCACCTGCTCCTACACAATCTTCTAGTCCTTTTGTCGGAGACGACGAGGAAGATGATGTACCGGTAGCAACTGCTCCGGTACAGGCCACTGCTGCTAAACCTTCAAGTCAACGTGCTGAAGATATCCTAGCAATGATTCGTAATCGAGCAAAATAAAAACAAGGGGGAAACCCCTTGTTCTATCTTAGAATAAAAATTAATCAAGGAAACTAATTATGGCTACTAAACCTTTTGATGTCTCAAAATTTCGCAAAAGTATTACAAAAAGTATTGACGGTATCTCCGTTGGATTTAACGACCCAACAGACTGGATCTCAACCAACAACTACGCTCTTAACTACCTTATTAGTGGGGACTTTAATAAGGGTATACCAATGGGCAAAGTTACTGTATTCGCTGGCGAATCTGGTGCGGGTAAATCCTTTATCTGCTCAGGAAATCTCGTCAAGAATGCTCAGGAGCAAGGCATTTATGTTATCCTTATCGACACTGAGAACGCACTTGACGAAGCGTGGTTACACGCTCTTGGAGTTGACACAAGCGATGAGAAACTTCTCAAACTCAATATGGCTATGATTGACGATGTGGCCAAAATGATCACAGAGTTTGTTAAAGAGTATAAAACATTGCCTGAAGATCAACGCCCTAAGGTTCTAATTGTACTAGACAGTTTAGGTATGTTGCTTACTCCCACTGATGTCAATCAGTTTGAAGCCGGAGACTTAAAAGGTGATATGGGCCGTAAACCTAAAGCACTAACAGCACTGGTTCGTAACTGTGTTAATATGTTTGGTAGCTTGAATATTGGTCTCGTGGCAACTAACCACACATACGCAAGTCAAGACATGTTTGATCCTGATGATAAAATTTCAGGCGGACAAGGTTTTATCTATGCTTCCTCTATCGTTGTTGCTATGCGTAAGTTAAAACTTAAAGAAGATGAAGACGGTAATAAAATTAGCGATGTAAAAGGTATTCGTGCCGCATGTAAGATCATGAAAACACGTTATGCTAAACCATTTGAATCTGTACAAGTTAAAATTCCTTACGAGTCAGGTATGAATCCATATTCTGGACTTGTAGATCTTTTTGAAGGAAAAGGTTTATTACAGAAAGAAGGCAATAGTCTTAAATACACGCTAGCAGATGGTACAGTAATTAAACAGTTCCGTAAAGCATGGGAACGCAATGAAGATGGATCGCTAGATAGAGCTATGGCAGACTTCACAGCACATCCACATAAACAATCTGCTGCTCAACCAGAAGAGGAAACAGTTGAATGAGTATTGACGTAGAAGTTTTAATCGAAACTTATACTATATTAAAGGAATATATTCCTGCTAAAGAACGGCAGGCTGCTGCTGATAATTTAGTTAGCACACTTGTTGATGCATTAAGTGATAAGGAACTAAAAGAATTTGGGAGTACTGATGGTTATACTAAACGTGCCATTGAAGAATATCTTGAAGATGACGACGATGATCTTGATTATGAAGATTAATGTGGTATAATAAAGTTGTTTCTGATTTGGGTAACATCCCGGACTTCATTAACTATTATGAGGGCGAACTTGCACAGGCAAAAACAGAAACATACATTAGAGGTAATGTTGAAAAATCCGCTGCTAATTTACCGGGAATTACAGAGCAGAGATTTAACCAGCTACAAGAGATCGAAGCTGTACTTAATTATCTTAATATACAACTCCGTAAGATTAGAAGGAAACATTTCCAAAAATACTTGGAAGCTTATGCCCGAGCTCTTACAAGTCGCGACGCAGAAAAATATACAGATGGCGAGGACGAAGTCATTGACTTTGAAACTATCATTAACGAAGTTGCTTTACTTAGAAACAAATGGCTTGGTATTATGAAAGGTCTAGAAAGTAAAAACTTTATGCTAGGTCATGTTGTGAGATTACGTACAGCTGGTATGGAAGATATTGTAATCTAATGAATTTTAAAGAATATGCAGATCAACTAATAGAAGAATATAACTTATGTTGTAAAGCTAGACCTAAAAATAATGCGGTTAATATACAAATCTTGAAAGACTCTGTCGGTAAATGGGCGTCACACCTTGCCACACAACGTAGTTGGGGAGACGAAAATGAAATAGCTGAAGCGTGTTATCAACTTGCACCACGATTGAAAGAATTAAAAGAAAAATTAATCATTGAGGTAATAACAAATGGGTCTGTTTAACACCCCATACGAAAGCCATACTCATAGCAAAAATACATTAGATATTCTATATGGATATGATACTTTTTTAGATAGTTTAGCAGTAATAGCCGATCTTGGCTGTGGTCAAGGCCTTGACACTGAGTGGTGGGCTACTTTAACAACTCGAGATGATCCACCAGAGGCTAGAAATTATCTTGTTTATGCGGTTGATAAAAATATTTCAAGTATTAATCACAATATAAAAAATTTACCTAACGTTCATACGTTTGATGATAATATAGACGGACCGCATTTTCACTTGCCTCGGTTACTTGATTTTGTATGGTGCCATGACACATTTCAATATATAACGGATCCAATTGGCACGTTAAAAAATTGGAATAATCTTATGAATGTCAATGGAATGTTAACATTAATATTTCCCCAGACACAACACTATGCTTACAATCGATTACAGGTACATAGTTATAATAATGTATATTTTAATCATAATATTGTAAATTTGATGTATATGTTAGCGGTTAATGGTTTTGATTGTAATGATGCTTATTTTTATAAAGAAGAAAACAGTCCATGGTTACATGCGGCAGTGTATAAATCTAACATACCTCCAATGGATCCATCTTCGACAACTTGGTATAATTTAGCCGAAATGAATTTATTAAATGATAGTGTGATAGAATGTCTTACAAAATATGGGTACGTAAAACAAGAAGAAATAATTACGAATTGGTTGGATAAAGATTTTTATTTTTCTAAAGAATGATGAAAATAGTGTTAGTAACAGGGGGATTTGACCCCATACATTCCGGACATATCCGTTATTTTAAATCTGCTCGACATTTAGGTGATATGCTCATAGTCGGGCTAAATTCAGACGAATGGCTAGAACGCAAAAAAGGTAGAGCGTTTATGCCATGGAACGAGCGTCTATGTATCATAAACAACTTGTCAATGGTTGATGAAGTTTATACCTTTGACGATGAAGACGGTTCAGCCAAACAGTTTATACGACAGGTTCGAGCACATTATCCAGACGCTGAATTAATATTTGCTAACGGAGGCGATCGTACAGCAGAAAATACTCCCGAAATAAACGAACCAGGTGTAAAGTTTGTGTTTAACGTAGGAGGAGAAAAGACAGCTAGCAGTAGCGATTTTTTACAACGTTGGTTAAATTCTAGCTGTTAAGCAGCGTAAATATAAATCAGCTTGACGTTGACGATGTTCAATTATGGCAAGTATAATTTTTTTCATTAAAAACCTAGATATTTTTTATTATTGTAAGTCCATTGTTGCATCCAATGTTCAATGTCTGATGCTGTTTTAGGATTTTTACTTTCTATATACTGTTCTATTTCACTTTTTTGTTTAGTTCGAAACATACCTTGTAAGCGTTCCATAAGACTTTGAAAGTCCATTGTATCTCCTTGTAGTTGATACTAGTATTTATTGCAACGCAACATGAATTAACAAATAGTTTAAAACCATAAATATTAAATTATGCGTAACTTAATTAATATCCTAACAGAAGCCGATGCACCTATTAAAAAAGAAATAGTTGCTCAAGTAAAGCAAACAGACGATATAAACGTTCTTAATAGAGTTTTGAATGTTTTACGTGCTGGCAATTTAGACGAAAAAATCAGTGCAGTTTTGTCACAAGATGCCGATGCCGCTAATTTTATAGAAACTGTTGCAGATGTTATATTAAAAATAAATGCCCCAATTGAAAAGAAAGATGCATTCTTAAATCGTTTTCCTAAAGGTATTATTAATACTTCTTTGCTCTTAGATGGCAATTTGCATTCTTACTTAGATATAGTTGATGGTGACGATTTTGCTCGCACTGTACTAGCAACTTTAGCAGCTCATAGAACACTGATACCACAGGGTGTTGGCCCAGGCGAAATAGCTCTTGCTATATTAAGTCCACAAATTAAATGGAGTGGTAGAATAAAAGGCGGTGGTGATATTATAGTTGGTAAAACAGCAATTGAAGTTAAAACAACATTGGAAAGTGGTGGTCGTTGGGTCAATGCTCGAAAAGCTGATCAGGACATGGCTTCAATTAAAAATGCTATTGTAGATGCTTTTCGACAAATTAATACTACTCCTCCGGTTATCCCGCCAAGATTAAATCCAAATATATGGGTAGACGAAATAAGACCGCGATTGGTATTGGCCCGTAAACCAAATGTTTTAAATCGATGTGTAGGTATTATGGCAAAAGGATTATTTGCCCATGCTGACACCAAAGATTATGAAGCAGCATTACTAAACGGAACTGCGGCTGATATATCAGCAGCTATATTAAAAACAGGATTTGAAAATTACAAAAATTATTCAAATTTTGATGGTATTCTGATGATGAATAACAATTCTGAATCTGTGCAATATTTCACTTCGTACGAAAGTATGCAAGGTTTAATCAAATCTGATGTTGCTTATATAATGGCTCCAGATTCTGAAGGTATGCCAAAGGTAGATCTAATTGCGATTGCATCAACCGGAGTTGATGTTAAGGCATTAAGAAAAGCTGAACGTACCGCGGCTAAAGCCGCGGCTAAACCTGCATTTGATCCTGAGAAAACTAGATTACAAGTTACAAGAAAAGGACGCAGTGCTGAACCTCGCGATAAAGGTACTTCGCCTCGTCGAAAAAGAGATTGATTTTACAATCTTGTAATGTTATAATATTTCTATGAATGATAAACAAAGAGAAATTCTTGTTATTACGCAAGAAGAATGTGCTGAAGTAATTCAAGAAATTTCTAAAATTTTTAGATTTGGTTTAAACG